GTGAAACTCAATGCCCGTCAAATAGACACTGCCAAGCCAAAAGAGAAGGCTTACAAGCTGGCTGATGGTGGTGGTCTGTATCTCTTGGTAAAACCTAGTGGAGGAAAATATTGGCGCTTCAAGTATCGTGTAGCTGGTAAAGAGAAGCTGTTAGCACTAGGTGTGTATCCTGAAGTTACCTTGGCTGATGCTCGTGCAAAACGTGAAGAAGCTAAAAGGGGTATCGCTGGGGGTATCGATCCGATGGAAGCGAAACGAGAGGAAAAGATTGCCCGGAAAACGCAGTTAAACAACACCTTCAAAGATATTGCCCTTGAGTGGCACAGCAGCAAATTAAAAAAATGGTCTGCTGGTTATGCTTCAGACATCCTCGAAGCCTTCAATAAAGATGTGTTCCCTTACATTGGCAAAAAACCAATCGCCGAAATCAAACCACTTGAACTGCTGAATGTGCTGCGGCGCATCGAGGGGCGCGGTGCTACCGAAAAAGCCAAAAAAGTGAGGCAGCGATGCGGGGAAGTTTTCCGCTATGCAATTGTCACTGGACGTGCTGAGTATAACCCTGCACCGGATCTCACCAGCGCGATGCAAGGTCATGAATCTAATCATTATCCTTTCCTCACAGCCAAAGAATTACCTGATTTTTTCAAGGCATTGTCCAGTTACTCAGGAAGTGCATTGGTTGTTATGGCGGCTCGTCTACTGATTATCACCGGTTTGCGGACTGGCGAACTGCGCGGTGCATTATGGGATGAAATCGATCTCAACAAGGCTATCTGGGAGATACCTGCTTCACGGATGAAAATGCGTCGCCCTCATGTGGTGCCTTTGTCTAAGCAGGCTCTTTCGCTTATTGGGCAGATTAAAGAATTAACTGGCAATTATCCGCTTATGTTTCCCGGCCGTAATGATCCAAGGAAAACAATGAGCGAGGCTAGCATAAACCAAGTATTTAAACGCATCGGCTATAACGGAAAGGTTACTGGTCATGGATTCCGGCACACCATGAGCACCATTTTGCATGAGCAGGGCTATAACACCGCGTGGATAGAGACACAGCTCGCACACGTCGATAAAAACTCAATTCGTGGCACATACAACCATGCGCAATATCTGGATGGTCGCCGGGAGATGCTCCAGTGGTATGCCGACTATATGGATTCGCTCGAGCATGGCGGAAATGTGGTGCATGGTGAGTTCGGAAAATGCGGGTGACTGGTTGAGTATACAGTAGTAGACTTTGAGCACCTAAAAAGGCTGATGCAAACAGAGCTGGCTCGGCCTTAACATTAGACCGCTTGAAGGGGGAGAATATGCCAATTGTGGAAAACATTCCTGACTTATCCCACTGGCGAACAGTACAGGAGTTTTCTATCACCCAGGCCGCTTTATTGTTGGCCGGAATTGATCCTTATGATTACCCTACTCTTGAACATGTCAGAGATAATAAACATGAACGTTGGAAAATGGCATGGGGGTTGGCTAATGGAATGGTAACAGCCATCCGTCGTGGTGTCTTAACTCCTGTTGAATGTACCTCTGAAATAGTTGAGTACGATAATTGGGGAAATGTTTGTGATATTGAGTACAAACGTCTGACATCAGCGCAACTGACCGATCGTGCATATGAGATAAGCAAGGATAAAACTTTAATTAGTCGCCATTCTTTATATGAGTGGATAAAAAATGAGAGCGTTGATTTTGCGAGATGCCCTCGCCCTATACCTGTTAAGGAAGTTAATCCGCCAGCAATCATTGAATCATCTCATCAGGTAATTAATCCTGACGAGTATTTGTGTACTTATGGGCATAAGAGTGATGGGTTGGAGTATGTGCAGGATGCTATAAGGGAACTATGGTCGACGTATGACCCAGATGACCCACAGACGGCTCCGACAGAGCATGAGGTACTTGAATATTTGAAAAAAAGGGGGGCGGGTTCTAATGTTGCTAGGGCTGTGAATCTGATTTTAAGGCCTGAACATCTGAAGCGTATTGGTAGAAGACCAAAAAAAACAAAAAGTTAAATAGTGGTCGCTATTCCAGAAAAATGGTGGTTTCCTTTCAAAAAAAAGTAACCACCAATGCAGATTAAATCGTAAGAACAGTAATTTTTCTTCGTGTTTCACGTCAGCATGATACTTAAAATAGTAAACGCCATTATTAAAAAAAGGTGGAGCTATTTCACTGAAATGGTATTCGCCATTCATAATGGTAAGCATCTATAAATATCACTTTTCTTAATGCAAGCTATGTACACCTTTATAGACGTTACAAGGTGAATATATGGCAAACTCTCTTATTCGTTTAACGGAAGTTCAGCGTAGAACTGGATATAGCAAGGCATGGATTTATCGCCTTATGGGGCAAGGCAAATTTCCTGCATCAGTTAAAATTGGCTCGCGAGCTATTGCTTTCGTTGAGAGTGAAATTGACGAGTGGATTAATCAGCGTATTGCGGAATCACGTGGAACAGCTACCTGATTAAATGGCTACGGGGCCAGAAACCCCAGCTATCCACCAGCAAATAAAAGTAACTTAATTCGATAGCAGGAGTTTTTATGAAACTGCGAAAAACGCCCGTACAGGGGCAGGGCTTCGTTCGGCCTGAAAACCAGAATCTGCAAAATTTCGGCGAAATTATCCCGGTTATTTCCGGCGTTATTGGCGGGCGTGAAACCAATATTGTTAGCGCCAGAGCGTTGCATAAGGCGTTAGGTGTAGGGCGCGTTTTCCGTTCGTGGATCAAGGGGCGCATTGAAGAATACGGCTTCACGGAAGGCGTGGATTATGAGGTTGTTGAATATTTGAGCCGACCCGATCCGGTGAGCGCAAAATCTCGCCAGCAAACAGCTCTTGAGTACATCACCACCGTGAACATGGCGAAAGAACTGGCGATGGTCGAACGTACCGAACAGGGCCGCGCCGTTCGCCAGTACTTTATCAAATGCGAGGAGGAGCTACACAAGGTTGCGCCTGTTCGTTCCGCAGCGTTACGCCGGGAACTGAAAGCCCGTATCACAGTTGCCAGCTACTTTAAGCCAATGTGTGCCGCGCTGGAGGCGTACCGGGCTGAACTGGGTAAAAACACTCTACAGCACCACTACACCACGGAAGCCAATATGCTGGCGCGTATCGTGCTGGGTGGCATGACTGCAAAACAGTGGGCGCAGGCGAACGGCATCACAGGCGAACCACGCGACCACATGAGCACGTTGCAGCTTGAGCACCTTTCTTACCTTGAGCAGAGCAATATCACGCTGATTGAGTTAGGCCAGGACTACCACCAGCGGAAAGCTGAATTAATTCGTCTTTCGCAGCGTTGGTTAGCCCGTCGCATGGAGGAAAACAGCCATGTGTAACGTTCTGACCGTTACAAAAAGAGAAAGCGCCCCGTTGCCGGAGCGCCTTTGTGAACGAATAGCCTACTGCGCCATATTGCTTACTGTCTACGAGGCAGATTATAGCGTTGTGGTCGCACAGAGTGAAGGCGCTGATCACCGTTACTACAGCACACCAGAAATGCAGAATATTTTGCTGCAAAATGCCGTTGGTCACGCTGTCCGGAGAGCAAAAAATTTTGCTGGTAGCGCGACTGATACGATTTTGTCAGGTCGCCAGGTGCTGACCAATCTGATGTCTGATTTCGTTCTGGATAAAACAAAGGCGACCGCAGAGGGCCACCAGTGGGAAAGCTACACACTTGAACGCATCACCAACAATGCCAGATTTGCGGCTGGTGGGCAATGTGATCAGTGTGCTGGCTTGCTGGTGGGCTATTCCTGCTCTTTAACATTGCCATGCCGCGATGTTTTCCAGGTATGCGACCCCATTTTTGTGCGCCTGTACTCTTTAAGGAATTTCTCAAGGATAAACGCACAGGGCGCGAATCTGTCTGACTCATACTCGTACGCTATCTTTCTGCGCTGTCTTTTCCGTGCCGGTGATGGTGTATTGGTTGATTCTTTGTTGGTCATGGCGCTGCCCTGTAAAACGATGCACCGTAGTTCCTCACACCACGGCGCTGGTGATGGTTACTCCTGTTCTTTGGCCTTGCGGCGCTGGAGTTCTTCACGCGCGACGGTGATGAGTTGCCCGATCTCCTCGGCAGCTTTGACTCCGATTTTTTCCACCTGCGCCAGTGCATCGAGCGAAGAAACCAAGGGATTTTCTCCTCTTCCTTCTGCCTGGCGGCGGGCGATCTCACCGCGCATGGCGGTTACGATGAATCCGGCGTTGCTTTCGCCGTCCAGTTTTACGGATTCCATGCCTTCAAAAGCATCATGTGGGATACGAATTGAAATCTGTTTTGATTTGTCGTTGATAGTGTTTTTTGCCATGTGCATTCTCCTAAACAAAAGATGTGATTCAGTATACACAAAAAAGAATCACAAAAAATACTTGACCTGTGATTCAGTTAAATTTAATTTAAATCACACCTCGGTAAGAGGATGTAAACGACAACGCCCCGAACTGTTTGCGGCAGTAGCGGGGCGTCTAACCAAACCGTTAAACGAGGTAACGATTATGGCTGGAACACAGCATACCCAAACTCACCCTAAATTTATATACACCTTCCTGGCGGTGCACCGTGATTGCATCGCTGACGGTAAAAACACTGTACACATAGCCGCCGATACGCTGGTTGATGCCTGCGAGATGCTCAATGACATGGGCTATATCTCGGCAACATGGAAAGGGCGCGAAGAAAACACGCTGTTTATTCAGAAATGCGAAAACAATTTTATATGGCGTTTTATCGCCCTGAGCACAGCACAACCGCGTGTAATTCACATCGAGGCCACCAGCGAACAGGAAGCACGCCAGCAATCTCCTGATGGCTGCGTGATGGTATTCGCCGCCCGTATTCGCCAGGAGGTGGAGCATGTGTAATGCAACATGGCCTGATGCAGCGGTAGACGCTATCAAAACGCTGATGGATTCACTTATTGAGATTTCTGCTATCGCTGGTGTGGCGCATAAACACGCAGCCAGAGAATCAGAATGCATCTTCCATTATTTAGCATTTGTGCAGCTAAAAGCCGATCAGGCACTGGATAAGGCCGGAAAAATTATCATGGCTGATGTGCAGGAGGTGCACCATGCATAACCTGTCAATTTCTGACCTTAACAGCATTCAGTTTGACGAGAAATTTACCGGGCAGTTGCTGGTCAATGTGGAGAACGGGCGCATAGTGCGTAATTATCACCTGCCGGATGGTGCAATTGCCGGAAGCGTTGAAGCATTGCTGGAACTGGCGGAACGTGTGCGACTGATTAAGCCGTCAACGAGCCATCACGATGATGATCTGCATTTTACCGGACGTATGGTGAGTCACTACGAAAACGGCGTCGAGGTATCCTGCGAACGGCTGCGTGATGATTGCTGTTTCGGTACACTGCCGGAATTTATCGAGTTGCTGACCAGTTGCGGTTATCAGGTCATTCAGGGGGGGAAACATGCGTGATGATCGTTTTAATTCCCTGAAACGGGAATTTGATGGCGCACCGGAAGATGCAGCGGGCGCATTGTTGAGCGTTGCTGACATGATGAAAGCTGCATATTTTCTTATCAATACCAGTGGCTACAAGTCAGAGGGTGAAATGATTCTTAGTATTGCGTCGGACTATGCGGAATATGTGGCAGAGACGCGTTACAGAAGAAAATTCACGGAGGATGTAAGCCATGCATAATCATGAAGCGCATGTACCCGTAGTGCTTAATGTGCCAGATGATTTCACCGGACGCGTACTGGTTTACCTGGATAAAGGGAAAGTGAAATCACAATGCCGACTGAAAAGTAATGAGATTGTTGGTTCTCCTGAATTTTTTTCTGAACTTTATATTCGTGCGGAAATAAAACCGGAACTGCTGACAGGAAAATAAAACCATGAAAAAGAAAAATTCTGGCTTTACTGCCAGCGGTCTCTCTCGGCCTGAAATCAGACTCGGAGATATTTACCGCGACACCAGACGTGGGGGACGAGTGGTTATTCGTCACGTTACGCCAGGCAATATCACCTACCGCCGTGATTTTACGCTGGTGGACCATTATAAAGCCGTAAATCAAAAACGTGCAGCAAGCTATATCCGCAAAATCCGTGAAATGCTGGTTGCAGGGGGGAAAAAATGAAACTGGCACCGAACGTAAAAAAACAGCCACGCGGAATAAAACACAAAGACACAGAGGTAATTATTTTCGCGGGTAGTGATGCCTGGGCACACGCGAAACAATGGCAGGAGCACGATGCGCGTATGGCTGGAGATAATGAGCCACCTGTTGTGCTGGCTGATGAACAACTGAAAGAGATCGGAAATCTGCAAATAGTGCCTGATGGGCGCACATCCGCGCGCATATTCAGAGCCGGACAGTTAGATCCTGTAATGGTTAAGGCAATTGGTCAGAAGCTGGCGGCGGCAAGTATACAGAATGCGAATTATTACCCTGATGGCATGCACAGCCAGAAGTGTGAGAACTGGCGTGAATACCTTGCCCGTGAGCGTAAAAACATTGATGACGGACTGATTATCCGGTTTCCGGCAAAGAAAAAAACAGAAGACAGCGCGACACCACTGGCACTTAACCAGATGGGAGCAAGCCAGCGCGGCGAAGTTCTCCTGGCACATTATGGCGGTGAACTGGCAATCAATGCGGATTCTGACACCGTTCACCACTACAACGGTGTTGTATGGGAGCCGGTACAGGATAAAGAGTTACAGCGGGCTATGGCGCAGATTTTTATTGATGCGGAAATCAGCTATTCGCAGAACGCCATCAAATCGGCGGTCGATACCATGAAGTTAAGTTTGCCCGTAATGGGGAATACCGCCCGTAACCTGATTGGATTCAGTAACGGTGTTTTTGATACCCGGACAGGCGATTTTCGGGAGCACGACAAAAACGACTGGTTGTTAATTGCCAGTGAATTACCGTTCAACCCGCTAGCAGAGGGGGAAACGCTGGCAACGCATGCGCCGAATTTCTGGAAATGGTTGCGCCGTTCGGTGGCAGAGAATGAACGCAAAGCGGATCGCGTACTGGCGGCGTTATTCATGGTGCTGGCGAATCGGTACGACTGGCAGTTATTTCTTGAGGTAACGGGGCCGGGTGGAAGCGGTAAAAGCGTAATGGCGGAGATTTGCACTATGCTGGCGGGTAAGGCCAACACGGTATCGGCAAGCATGAAGGCGCTGGAAGATGCCAGGGAACGCGCGTTAGTGGTTGGCTTTTCGCTGATTATTATGCCGGATATGACCCGTTACGCTGGTGATGGTGCAGGAATTAAGGCCATTACAGGCGGTGATAAGGTGGCAATCGACCCGAAACATAAAGCCCCCTACTCAACACGCATTCAGGCGGTCGTGCTGGCGGTGAACAATAACGCCATGTCATTCAGTGACCGCAGCGGTGGGATATCACGTCGTCGGGTAATATTCAATTTTTCGGAAGTTGTACCGGAGAACGAACGTGACCCTATGCTGGCTGAAAAAATAGAAGGAGAGCTGGCGGTAGTGATTCGCCACCTGCTTACACGCTTTTCTGACCAGGACGAAGCTAAACGCCTGCTATATGAGCAGCAGAAATCAGAAGAAGCCCTAGTGATAAAACGCGAGGGCGATTCGCTGGTGGACTTCTGCGGCTATCTCATGTCGTCGGTAATGTGCGATGGCCTGTTAGTGGGTAATGCTGAAATTATTCCGTTCAGCCCGCGCAGGTATCTCTATCACGCCTATCTGGCGTATATGAGGGCACACGGATTCGGTAAGCCCGTAACACTGACACGCTTCGGTAAGGATATGCCAGGGGCAATGGCGGAATACGGCAGGGAGTATATGAAACGGAAAACGAAGCATGGCTTGCGTTCAAACGTGATACTGACAGAGGATTCAGAAGACTGGATGCCCTCATGTGCATCGGTCACAAATGACGATGGCAAAAATTAAACTTATGGAATAACTGTTCATCACTGTTCACCCTGTAATAAATGTGTTCTATATCAGTTGGTTATAGGGTGAACAGTTATTCATGAACTGTTCATCAAACTATTCACTGTTCACCTTTTTGATTATTTGTTGAGCTTTAAGGGTGAACAGTGGTGAACAGTTGGTGAATAGTTTTTGTGAAACTGTTCACCCATTAACACAATGAATTAAAAGGAGAAAAGGAAAAGGGTGAACAGGTGAAGGGTTAAAATGCAAAAATTTTATTTTATTGCTGTGAGGTAAAGGCTGTGACAACGAAGCACACAAAAAACACAATCTCACGCCCTTGATTTGACAGAACACAGGCTGAGGGAGGCGATAAAAATCATCGACCGCAACGCCGGGGAAGGATACGCGAAAGTACATCCCGAACTGATAAGCGCATTCATGACAACGGCAGCGGCAAACTTTGCCATGCTGACAGAACGGGAGATTGCCGAAGCTGAACAGGTGACAATCATCAACGTTAAAACCGGAGAGCAAACAGCATGACGGTACAAATATCCGCTTACGGGCGGCAGGTGGCTGATCTGCACTCAAAAACCACCAGCAAGGGAACACCAATGGCAATGGCGAGTATGGCGGTTCCCCTTCCGCGCAGCCAGGCAGATGACGGAACGGCGAAACGTGGCTGGTCTGGTTATCGCAGACAGCGTAATCAGTGCGCGAACGGTGCGGCCGGGCGGCAAAAAAGCCAGCAGAGTGATCCGTACGGTGATGGAATACCATTTGGGGATATCGTATAAATAAACCTTAGCATAGCGTTATATAAAGGTGATATATATGATTTGCTTTGTGAAGAAATTTAGTGAAATAGTGGAAAAGTCTTCTGGTGCTTTGTCTTTCGGGATTATACAGAGTCTCGTTATGATAGGTATAATTGCAAATTTATCTTCTCAAACAGGTGTAAGATATTTCATCTTGCTTACTATTGCATTTATTGCAACTATAAGTATTGCATTATGTATGTTGAGTATAATATCTGTTATTAACGAAGTGACAGGAAAACATAAGTACATGAAGTTTTTGTTTGGGATTCTGCTGTACCCTTCTTTTATTGGTGTTATTCTTTCTGCGTACCTGAGTATTAAAGCACTAATAGCCAGTTAATTACCAGGGCAATAAGCAATAAAGAAATTTCTATAGAAATGAGCCATCAAAAGGAACGACGATAATACGGATAATATCGATGAGAAGTACACATGGAAAAGCTGACCATCAACAGAAATTACGGTATGCCACAAAAATGGTACAGGAGACGCAACAGCAGGATAAAACCACATCGGCATATAAAGTGATGCCCGGTAATCAGAACGCGCAGCAGAAGCCCACAGGGGCGACACCGTGGCGGCATATGACCAAACGCCAGCGCAAAAACCGCAGGCGCGTTAACCGCCTCACTGAGTTGTGGCCTGACTTATTCAGCCGGGAAGCACCGAAGCCGCTTAAGGTGGGGATATTCGACGACCTGATGCAGGATCTCGCCGTCAGGGGGCTGGCATTTGGGCCAGGGGCATTACGTGCGACGCTGGCATCTTATGCGCAGTCTCCGCGCTATTACCGCGCCCTGGTTGCTGGTGGGGCGCGTTACGACCTGAAAGGCCAGCCGTGCGGCGAGGTGACACCACAGGAACAACAGGACGCAGAAACGCGGCTGATGGCGCTGAATGAGAAGCGCAAACGTCAGCGCCGGGCAGCAAAGGAGAAAACAGGCGCATGATTCACGACAGCAAAGCGGAAGCACTGGAAGCGCGTGGTCTGTACCGGAGAGCGGCGGCGCGGTGGGCTGAGGTCATCATGCTGGCGAATGATGACAAGGCACGGGAACAGGCGGCAAAACGTCGCGCGGAATGTATCCACAAGGCAGCACGCCCACCAGCAAGGCAGGATAATTTCGGGGAGATGCGCGAAACCATCAGCCGGGCACATGCCGGAATGGGATTACATCAGCCCAATGGTAAGGCATTCAGGAAATACCCTGGATCGAAAAATTGCAGTCAGTGACGGAGGCCGGGATTTTTCCCGGCCCTATTGTGTTTCATTAATTGCAACATTTGTTGCTATCATTTCATTTTGTGCAATTGTTGTGGTTGTTATTATTCGGGAGAAAAATCATGAAAGGTCACGGAGTAAAGCCAGTTTTACTTTCCCGGAGGCAGATCGAAGCCCTGCAACGCATCCAGGACGAAGAGCGTCAGAAATCTGTGCTTGGTGTGGCACCGTCGATTCATGTTATCGCCCGGCAACTGATGGATAAGGCACTTAAAGAGGTGAGACTGTGAAATTAAATATCAGAGTGGATAAACGCCAGCTATGGCAGAAAAAAGAGAACAGCGAGGCATTCAGGGCGTTGCTGGTGGAAAATCTTCAGCACCGGTTCAGTGGAGAGTTGCCTGATGCTCTAGGGAAGAAACTTGAATCCCTGACGGTGGAAATTGGCGATTATGGCTTTGTTGATGTTGAAAGCACGACTGCCAACACAGAAATCGTAAAACAGGTCGTCAATGATGTAATGAAAACCACGCTTAGCCAGCCATCCTGGCGCAACTGAATCAGTAAGGGGCGGTTATTGCCCCTTTCCTCCATACCCACAACGCATTCCCTTTCCGCATGAAATTATTTTTTATCGTATACGCATGAGGTGAGCTACATGTTGATGAGTAAAGCCGAATACGCCAAATACAAAGGCGTAAGCCGCCAGACAGTTTACGACTGGATCGAGAAAGGCGAAGTGATCATGTCTGGCAAAAAAATTGATGTGGAGGCGACAGAGCAGCGGAACAGCCCACCGGCACAAGGGAAAGACACCGTTTCTGAAATGTGGCCAGAAAGAACGCTGGAAATGACGTGGGGCGAGTTCTGGAAAGCAGTTAAGGCCAGAGACGGTAAAATTCCTTCGCCAGTAACGGACGATGACATACAGCAGCGTGTGCTGTATGCAGCCGGGGAATTAGGCTGGGAAGTGCACTTTCTTGATGATGGTGCTATCTGCCTTGAGGATGATGAAGGGCAGCATTACTTTGAAAAATACAATTTGCGAGGTAATGCCAGGCTGGCAATTCGTATGCTGCGTTGCGAACTCTGCTATGTTGCAGGTGATTATCCCGATGAACTGGAATCATGGAGTGAAACCGGGCTAAACGCCCTGGCTGAATGGGAAAAATCAGACCATCAATGACATCAAAAAGTGTCAAGTTGAGCAGCTTGCCAGGTTGACACTTTACACTCTGAACGCGAAAAAGTGTCAACCTCGCTGTAAACCCCGCCGTTACTGGCTTTGCGCCAGATTTACCTCGTCAAAAAGCCGAAAAAATCGCGAAAAGTGTCAAGTTGCCATGCTCAGAAATGCTAAGGTTTGATAAGGTTTTTCGCGAAAAAGTGTCAAGTGTGTCAACCTGCGATATTAAGATTTATTAAGGTCTTAAGCCGGAAAGTGTCAACCAGCCCCTAAGATTTCCTAAGGCGTGATTGAACGTGCTGTAACCTTCTTGTCGCAATGTGGATGAATGACTATAGTGCTGGTAACTTTGACCGCAGAATCAGATTACTGAAGGAAGTGTGTGATGAGTTTTTTTAGTCTTTATGGGAAAGAACTATTTTCTTTTTTTATAGCGATTTTAACATGGATACTGAATAACAGATTTAAAAGCAAGGCAAAGTTATCCTATGGTTATCAGCATGGATTTACTTTTCTTCTCAATGAACCCTTACGGAATGCTAATGGTGAGGTAATATCTAATTCACAGTTGGTGTATACACGATCTATTATTCTTGTTAATGAAGGGCGAGAAAGTGCTACTAATATATCATTGGTTTTTAACTATAAGCCAATGCATATTAATTTTTGGCCTGTCCACCATTTTGAAGAAAATATTGAACAGGATGGTCGCTATATTATCAAGTTTGAAAACCTTGCACCTAGTGAGTCTATTCAATGTGAAATATTATCAATAAATAGAGAAGTTCCAAGTATTCTATCGATAAGATCTAAAGAGTGTGTGGCTGAGCCAGTGAATATCGTGATGCAAAAATCGATTAGTAATATTGCCCTACGTTGCTATCAATTATTAATACTTCTTGGAACTGGCACATTAACATATTTAATTATCGTTATTCTGCAATGGTTAGTCACTAAAACGGGATAATCCATTGTATTGAACTTATTAATTGGATATGAGTGCTGATAGGAAACCTATGACCATCACCGAAGCCGATATGCTGGAGATGATCCGCAGCATTGCCGGAATCAAACAACCAGCAAGCAAAATTAACAGGTGTTCAGCGCCTGTTTCCGTTGTGCTGCAACAGGAACACCACCAGCGGCGGGAAAACGAAAAGGCGTACCAATGGACGAAGCCAAACAAGTTACGGCGTTAATTAGGGATGCGGGCTGGGATAGCCCGCATTTTGCTCACAGCTTGTTATAAATTTTTCCAGCGAAGTCATGAACCGCCTGAGGAATATCCGACGGCGTACCTAGCATTGTTGGCGCATCGGAAACAAAGAACATGATCGCTTCTTTGATTTCTTCGAAAGATGGGGTAGGGGTAATGCGCTTGAGATTTGAAACAGCCCGTCGGAACTCCGCCGTATCCATTGGATGCCTGCTAAACCACGTTGGACTAGAAGCCCAACATTTTACTGCTTCTTTCACCTTAGTGTTCATCATTTTTCCTTTTGCTTATTACCATACAAAGCATGTGGAAAGAGAAGATTAACATGGAAAATATGGGGTTGGTGAGCAAATGGTACTGGTAGCCCGTCGACATCTATCAGCATGATGATGTGAGGCCGTATCAGTGGCGGAAACCGAACAGGCTGCGACGGTGAGCGGGGCGTTATAGTAAGCCAACAGCCAAGCCAAACATTAAGCCTAAGGGTAGGGCTTTTTTGTGGCTGGTGGCGTAATGCCAACATTGTTACATGATGTTTTGAGGTATTATCTGCATGTTCGTGGTGAGGAACCACCAGAACTGATGAGCTTTTGTTTATGCATGTACTGCATGAAAACTGTCCTATAAAGTGGGGGTAGGTGTGCTGAGGAGAACATTGTGAGCTACGCCAAATTAAATTGTGTCGGGGGTGAACAAGTTTCTTGATAGGTGTCAGTAGGCACCTATAGTTATAGGCTTCTTCAATTTTGTGTGCACAATATTTTGTATTGATTGGGGATAGGGTTGCACGCAAAATTAAAAAATGTATATTTATTAACGTGTATTTGATGATTTTTAAATAAAATATTTCTCTATGTTTATCATAAAAGGTTTTTTATGAGCGTGGCAATAAAAACAATGACACCAATGTCATATTCTATAAAAGTTGATGCGATTAAGAAAAGATTGTCATATTTTAGTGATGTTTCTTTTTTGAGAAATTTTTATGAACACTTCCAAAAAGTAAGGGATGTCGAGGTGGGTATTGTTTCCAATTTCCCTTGGTGTTGCTATCTGGCAATGAAATGGAAGTTTTGCATGAAGGAAAAAAAGCCTGCAAAAGAAATGAGTAAAAATGATTTTATTGATATTATCAACTTAATCTATAACTTGCAACTAGAAGCATCTAATTTAATCGTTGATGATAAAGTTATGCTAAGCCTTAGACGAATGGTGATAAATCAGTTGCTTTATCAATCAACTGATAAATTTAATGCTAATTCATTAACAAGACAGTATATTTGGTATTGCTTGAATGATGAATCATATTATAAAGATAAGTTTTTAGAATGTACTGGTTTACATTTGGAAAGCTATTACAAAATGGCATGTTATTTTACCGCTATTTCATGTATTAATCCTGATGTAGAATCAGAGGTTATTCCATTTAAACACTTGATAATAAACTTGGTTCCGATATTTGGTCCGGAACAAGTGAAAAAATTTTTGGAATTAACATGCTTAAAAATTGATGGTGTAAGAGATTTTATTGCCCCATATAAATTGGATAAAAACATTACCGCTGAGTATTATGAAGATACACCATTCCTCAGTAAACCAATGTTTTTAGATGGCGATGGTGTAGTGATATTATGCAAAAGAATCATGAAGTCAGGGTTTGTCAACCTAGTTCCAGAATTGTTCAAGCAGGTCTATAAGGAATCTTATAAAGAAAAATTTGGTAAGACGATGGAACTTTATATTTCTCGCTTTCTTGATAAGTACAATTATAACTTTAAGACTGAAAGGGAGGTTAAGAAGATTTATAGTGATAATGCAATAAAAAATTGCAAGTCCGTAGATTTTGTTATTTCAGAGGGAGATTCAATAGTTTATATTGACTCGAAGGCAATAGAGCCTGCAAAGTTCGTTAAAACATCTAAAAATGCTCAGTTGCTAAAGGAAAGGTTGAATAAGAGTTTTATTAAAGGGATTTATCAAGGTCAGGAATGTGCTTTTAACTTAAATAAAATAGAGATGAGAAAACCATCTTCGAAAGATTCAATGTTAATTGTGGTGCATCGGGATCATCATATATCAAATGCAATGGTTGTGCAGGATTTTATTAACCCTGATTTATCAACTGAGTTATCTGAAAAATATCATAGTATCCCCATTGATCTAAAAAGAATTTACTATATAACAATTGATGAGTTCGAATTATTACTTATGATGTGTAAACAGAAAGAACTATCTATTAATGAGTTTATTGATATGTGTGTGGAAAAAGATTCATTCCCTCATACTCAGAAGTCTAATCTAAGCATGCACATATATGAATTTGCACCAGAGGGTATTGATGATGATCAATTGATTGTAAAAGGAAGAGACTTACTGATTGATGATGTTATTGAAAATATGAAAGAGAGTGCATCAAAATGGTCTGGGAAAGTTGATATGTATCTTAAAATAAAAGATTATATTTTTAATTGGTAATTAAGCAAGGGTGTTATTATCAACACCCTTGCTCATAGTCTTACAATATTAAATGTTGTGTTTTTTATTTATATATTTTATTGCCCATCAATCTATTAATTCATCTCGTTGTTTGAGATAGGTTGAGCATTTGTATTTTTTTATCAATTTTATCTGTATGAGCTTAAGCAGCTTCAATAATATCTGCGTTAAATTACGCTTCATTCAGAGACGTGCTTGCTATTGACATGTAATCCATGTGCAACAAGATTCCTGCCATAACTTATGCGTTTCAGAGCCGAATCATGGACTGCTTTAAGTCATTTTTGTAGGGAAAACATGTTCACATGTCAGCACTGATTTGTTTCATCACATATCCACTATCTCGAATTCCTGTGTCGATAGATGAATGCAGACGGAAATATGTAAATTTTGTGCACGCTCTGCTATTAAGCGAAAACGAGCGTGGGTATATCAACTAATAATTGCCCTCATTAACATAGGTGGTGGCGGGTATAATCTCTGTAACCCAGTTGTTCGTGACTACCCACCTCGTCAAATTTTCACACCCGCGAAATAAAAAATACTTCACGCTAGTGGTTATCCTTGGGCATCCACCAGCCCTTCATCATTGCCTGCCGGTGAGGCTGAGGCTCGAAGAAAAAGAGTGCTAGATAGTCGATTTTTGCCTGGTTTGGGATAAGGGAAAATTTATTGGGGGTACTTTTGGGGGGTATCTATAAAAATGAAATATGAAAATATCATTAAATATCAATGTATTTGTTGTTTATGTTTTGTTCCTATTATCGCACCATTCTAACGTCTCCCCAAGTCTACTCAAGTATTTAAAAACCTCTTATAATCAGTATATTAATGCCCCTTTTAGTCTTTTGACGTCTATTTAAGTACCCCAAACTCTACAAGCAATTGAGGGGATTTGCTGTTCAGTTTAGTGGAGATACCCCCAAGTGAAACTCAATGCCCGTCAAATAGACACTGCCAAGCCAAAAGAGAAGGCTTACAAGCTGGCTGATGGTGGTGGTCTGTATCTCTTGGTAAAACCTAGTGGAGGAAAATATTGGCGCTTCAAGTATCGTGTAGCTGGTAAAGAGAAGCTGTTAGCACTAGGTGTGTATCCTGAGGTCACCTTAGCTGATGCTCCTGCAAAACTTGAAGAAGCTAAAAGAGGTATCTCTGGGGGAATCGATCTGATGGAAGTGAAGCGAGAGGAAAAGATTGCCCGGGAAACGCAGTTAAACAACACCTTCAAAGATATTGCCCTTGAGTGGCACAGTAACAAATTATAATCACAATAATAGTGTATATAATTATACATTGTATGCTTGGTAATCATATAATGATAAAAGCTTCCGATAATCAGTATGAGATTTGTCCTTAAACTCCTGGACATGCTTTTCTAAATCTTCCAATGGTATATGTCCATTTATACAAATAAAATTCTAGTGATAAATACCTTCAGGTATGATTAGACAACATCTTTATTCGATGGGGGTTAATCTATATTTGATATCTTTCTTTTAAATAACAACGCCATTAAAAACGCTTTGTTTAATGACGTTTTTTTATTGTTTCCTATATAAAGCCTAACCAGCATAAACATTGGTGGCTCTTATGCTCATTGTAATTAAATGAGAGTGTGATTAATGTCTTTATATATTCTGGTAGTTATTCTCTCCAGACGAATACATTGTAAGAAGATGACTGTTAGTATGTTTTAACGTCAATTAACATCAATTAACATTAAGGTTTGATAATAATTTTTTGTTGGCGAGTTCAAATGTTTTCATTTCATCATCTGATAGCCCGCTCCAGATTTTCTTTAGCATTACATTTTGAGTGTTTATTAGTTTTTGAGCAAGTGTAACTCCGTCAGGGGTTAAGCAAATACTTTTGCTTCGACGATCGTTTTTATTATTAATTCTTTTGGCAATATTCTTTTTTTCTAATTTGTCTATGATGTGTGTGATGTTTGTTTTGGAGAATTGTAACTCCTTGTAAATATCAGAAGGGGACTGACAATAATCATCAGACATATATAATGAAACTAACACCATAAATGTTGAAGTGTTTATTCTATACTCGCTCAATTCATTTTCTATAATACTCTGGATTTTGTCATTTACTCTAATATATAAGTGTATTAACAGACTCTCCTGAGCCGGGTATGCCGGATTTTTGATTTTTTTGTAGTTTGTTATAGTTTTTAATAAATCTATATTATTCATAATTCCACCACACGGCAAAAGAAAACTCATGAAGATTACTCAACCTGAGTGTTACATGAAGTATCGTGAACGCCGGAAAATCTAAGTTCCAGCCTGTACCGTAATCAGATAATCGCAGCAAAGGGACAAAGCAATAGTCCCTTTGCTGCACAGCATCAGAATGAATAACGAATATTAGCGTTTATCGCATCATCTGTGTTGTATTTACCGAATGCAGAGCGTTCAACTTCCAGCCCCAGACGCGTATTGTCGCCAAACCGGGCATTTAACCCCACACCGTAAAGCATACGACCGTCTTTTCTGCCATTAATCTGATGTTCTCCCGCTGCATCCTTCAGGTGAACGTCAGCACTGTCCGTCAGATCGAACTCATAATGCAGGCCGGCACGGGCTGTCAGACTCCAGTCCTTACCACTGAAGGTTTTACCGGAAACAACGCCGGTTCTGCCTACCAGAGGATTAACGCTGTTACGACGCATTGAGACATCCATTCCACTGTCGTTCCAGTTAAATGTTTGGCCCTGCAGTCTTCCCCAGACCAGTTCCGCCTGAGGTTCAACAAACGTCGTATCTGTCAGATGATAACGGTATCCGACTTCTGCACCTGCATACAGTGAATGGCTGCGGAAGTTCTGTTTACCAGCTCCGGCAAAGTTCAGGTCATATTTGTTTTCATTGTGAATATATTTGGCAATCAAATCAAAGTAAGCGCCGGACCGGAACAGACCACTGGCATAGAAACCACCACCCCATGATTTTGTTTTACCGCTGTACAGGCCTGCTGACGCATCTGTGTCAGTGTAGGTGGCCATCACGCCGGTAAACAGGTCCATACTTCCCAGTTCGTGCTTACGGTCAGCCCCCATCTGCAGCAGGGTATAGTGGTCAGTGAAACCGCCATCAGCAGAGCCGGAACCGTTCAGCAGACGCACCCACGTACCGGCTTCGCCGTTAATATCCCTCAAATCGCCCATGCGTTTGTTCAGGTTGTTAACTTCAGTGATGAAGTTGTTATAGCTGATGTGCATGAATGTGGCGGCAGCCTTACCCTGGCCGTCGTTACGTGCAACCTGGTAACCATCGAGGACCCACTCTTTTTTCCCGTCCTCTTTTCTGACACTAAGGGTGGGGGTGACATCACTGAATCCCACAACCCGTGTTGATGCCCTGAACAGATTATCAGCTGTCGCTTCAGGTGCGCTGACCAGTGGAATATCAAGCGTGTCCTTGTCAGAGGGTTTTTTCAGGAAGTTAACCCAGATGCTGTTGTCATGACCTGTTGCCGACTTGTTTATCACCAGTTTGTCTGCCTTGTTAAGGTCTGTACGCATGACAAATGCTGACTGAACCGCGTCCAGATTATCTGTTGTCAGTGTCGTGAACGATGATGTTCCCCCGTTAAAACCGACTATTGTCCGGTTAAGTTTCATATTTCCTGCCGTGGAGTTTCCGTTCATCGACCACTGGGTGTCTGTCATGCTGACGGTGGCATCCGGTGCATTCAGGCTCCCGCTCCAGGTATTGCGGTACCCGTTAAACAGGCTGTACAACATCTGATTCTGAAGAGTCAGGTCAGGACTCAGTTCCCCTTCCCCTCCGAGGGTGACAGTCCCTTTATCCTGAACATTGATATTACCTGACAACATACTGTACGGCCCCACGTTCAGGCGGGCATCGTCTCCCTTCAGGTTCCATGAACCGGCATAATCGTATACAGGTAAAAGTGTGTGAGATACCTCATCAGGACGGCTGTTCAGACTCAGGGTGGCATCAGAAATATTCACCGGACCGTCAGAAACAAAACTCTGACTGGCCAGAACATTTGCTCCCTTGTTCAGATTCAGGGCGGTACTGGTCAGCGTTGAGTTCTCCAGAACGGCACTGTCTGAGGAGATATTCACGGTACTGTTGTTCGCCTGTATTCCGCCATTGAATATCTCATTGATATTCAGCACTGACTGATTATCCAGGTTGACGGTGCCGTTGAAGACGCTTTTATCTGCATCTTTAGTTGCAACAGATGTGCCTTCTTCAAGGGTAAATGCTGTTCCCTGGCCATCTTTTTTGTCGATAAATACCCGACTGTCGCCCAGCGTGACGCTGGAGTTATCTGCCTGGATGGTTGTGTTCAGTGTGGCATTGCGGCCCAGACCAAAGTCTGTATCTTTTAACACGAGCGAACCAAAGCTGAACGTCCTGTTCTCCCAGTCATCCTGTGTAAATGAGGTGGGCTGTGTCAGAACGGAATTGTCGCCCAGAGACGAGACTGTATTTGCAATACTCTGAGACGTTGAAGCATGGATAACCGGGTGGCCCTGAATGGTCAGACGACCGTTTTCCTGAGTAAATGTACCGGACATATTCGCTGAGCCGTCCATAACCAATGCGCCGGTTGTACCCGGGGTTGCTTTATTTGAGAAATTAATATTTCCCAGCAACTTGCCATGATACAGATACCCTTTATTATTAATTCTGTTTGCAAGCAGCGCCTGTGCACTGTTCTGGTCATGTCCGACATATTCCCAGTGCTCGTTACTGACCTGACCGGTAGGGAACCAGCCATAACTACTTGTTTTCAGGATAAAATAATCGACGGTATGAGTATAGGGATTATTATAAATATATAATGAACCTACTGTTCCCCTGTTTGATGATGACCATTCATTAACTTTTACGTCTGCCGGATGCGTCTGATAATCCAGAGTGATATTAGCCGTTTTATCACTGCTGTTACCGAGAGTTGCTGGATTTGCCCCTATATTTCCAGACAT